AACCATACTAAAATAAAACACAACACGGAAATAATGTAATGAAAAAAATGGGACCGCCTGAAAAAGATCCAAGTATGTTAGATCCTCAGTATTTAAAATATAAATTACAAGGGTATAGTTATTATAAAAAAAATTCTGAAAAAATTAAACAGAAACAGAAAGACATAAGATTGGCTTTTAATAAAACACTCCCTCCTCTTAATCTTATTTGTACATATTGCAATAAACCTTTTATTCTACCAGGAATGAAAGAGAATGGACATAAACAACAACCGGTTAAACATTGTAGTTATCTTTGCCATAAAAGAGAAGAGAGACTTAGAAAATTGTGGATACCCAAATGGTTATATAATTTTTATTTAGAAAAAAAATTATGGCGTTTAATTCTTTCATTTAAACAATCCAAGCACAGTATTTTTTCATCTAAAAGACAACTGTTGGGAATAAAAAATTTAAACTTTCATAACTTTTTTATTTTATGCCATCCAAATTCTTTTTTAAGAAAAAAATATAAATGGATAGATAAATTAGTAAAAAAATATCAAAATAAAAAACGTTTAAAATGGTTAAGCAAATACCAAAAAACCGATAAGTTTCGTTTGCAGATTAGAAATTGGCAGAAGAGGCAACCCAAAGATACAAATTATAATATATCTAAGGCTTTAAGAGCTTCCATAGTAGGAGCACTTAAAAGACAAGGAGTAAGAAAACATCGAAAAACAGAAGAGCTTCTTGGAACTAGCAAAGTAAATGCAAGAAAACATATAGAATCTTTATTTAAATCTGGAATGACATGGGAAAATCATGGTTTAGGTTGGGACAAGTGGCATATAGATCATATAATACCTTGTGCTGCTTTTGATTTAAAATGTCCACTCCAACAACTAGCGTGCTGTCATTACAAAAATTTACAACCACTTTGGCAAGAAGATAATTATAAAAAAAGAGATAAACTATATGAAAACAATTAGAAAAATATTAGGTCCTCCTGGTACAGGTAAGACAACTAAACTTATTAATTATGTAAAAACATTTGTTAAACTTGGTACACCTATTGATAAGATAGGATACTTTGCATTTACAACTAAAGCTGCTAACGAAGCGGTCGATAGAATGTTGGATGCATATCCTAAATTACAGAAAAAAAATTTAAAATATTTTAGAACATTACACTCACTAGCTTTTAATCAACTAGGTATAAAGAAAGCGCAGGTAATGCAGGACGAACACTACGAAGATATAGGTAGAAAACTAGGTATAGAAGTTACAGTTTATTCTAATGGAGAAGAGAAGACTGGGTTTGTAGACTCTGATAGCGAATACTTTAATATTATAAATGCAGCACGAATTAAAAATGTATCTATTGAAGAAGAATATAATACAGACATGTATTCTGAAGACATCGACAAGCATCAATTACAAATTTTAAAAGACGAAGTAGACAATTATAAGGCAGCATATGGACTAGTAGATTTTACTGACATGATTGAAAGATTTAATGTGGCAGAAATGTGTCCGAAATATGATGTAATATTCGTTGATGAAGCACAAGATTTGTCGCCAATACAGTGGAAAATGTACGATATACTAAAGAAAAATTCTAAATATGTTATATTAGCTGGCGATGATGATCAAGCTATTTATGGTTGGGCTGGTGCAGATGTTAAAAGATTTCAGGACGAAAAAGCTAAGGACATAATTTTGCCACAATCTTACAGAGTACCACGACAAGTACAACACATAGCTGATCAAATATTAAATAGAATACCAGACGACAGAAGAATTAAAAAACAATGGGCACCGCGTCCGGAATCAGGGACCACAAATCATATAACCTCAATCGAGGATGCACCGTTGCATAATGGTGACTGGTTAATTTTAGCACGAACTAATGATAAATTAATAAAATTAAAACCTATTTTAAAAGATATGGCTATTTACTTTGAAATAAAAGGTAGAAAGAGTTATAAAACAAGATTGTATACAGCAATTAATAATTACACGAGATGGACTAATGGAGATAAATTATCTCTATTAGAATGTAAAGATTTATTAGAATTTTTAGAAGAAGAAGAAATACCTACTGAAGAAAGAATGTACGATCTATTTGAATGGGGTTATTCTAGAACAGAACAATGGCATGAAGTTTTTAAAACAGATCCAGAAGAAAGTTTATACATAAGAGAAATGTTAAGATTAAAAGAAAAATTATCTAAACCAGCAAGAGTAAAATTATCTACAATACATGCAGCAAAAGGTGGTGAAGCAAATAATGTTTTATTAATTTTAGATAATACAAAAAAAATAAGAGACTCAATAGAAAGAAACGAAGACAAACATGATGAGGAACAAAGAGTTTGGTATGTGGGTGTAACACGTACAAAACAAAACTTATACATACTAACAGCTAAACATGAGGATAAAGGTTATGACATCGAAAGTTTGGGATAAGCAACACGGAGGATCACATTATCAAAAATACAAAATACAGCCAAGCAAATTTGTAGTTGAGAATGAGTTGTTATATCCAGAGGGTTGTGCTATAAAATATATTATTAGACATCGTGATAAAGGAAAAAAACAAGACTTGGAAAAAGCAATACATTTTATAGAAATGATAATTGAAAGGGACTATGGAACCAAATAATCACATACCATTCTACATGGGATTGTTTACATGTGTTTTAGTATTTTATTTTTTGGCTCAACTATTATGAAGATACCTACATTTAACGCACAAACAGAATGGGTAATACCCACAGAATTTCCAGACCTACGAAAGGTTGATGAAATTGCAATTGACTTAGAAACAAAAGATCTAGATTTATTAAAGAAAGGTTCTGGTTCTATTATTGGTAATGGTGAAGTTATAGGGATTGCTGTAGCAACAACACATTACAAAGGATACTTTCCTATTGCACACGAAGGTGGTGGCAACATGGATCGTAAAAAAGTTTTAGAATGGTTTCAAGATATTCTTAAAACAGACTCTACAAAAATATTTCACAACGCAATGTATGACGTATGTTGGATTAAAGCTATGGGTCTAACAATTAATGGTATGATTGTTGATACAATGATAGCTGCAGCTGTGACTGATGAAAACAGATTTAGATATGATCTTAATAGTTTGTCATGGAAGTATTTAGGTTTTGGTAAAAACGAAACTGCACTTGCAGAAGCAGCAGCTGAATGGGGAATAGATCCAAAGTCTGAAATGTATAAACTACCATCACTCAATGTTGGATCTTATGCTGAACGTGATGCAGAAGCTACGTTTGGTTTATGGCAAGAAATGAAAAAAGAAATTATATCACAAGACTTAGAATCTGTTTTTAATTTAGAAACAGATTTATTTCCATGCCTGGTTGACATGAGATTTAAAGGTGTAAGAGTAGATGTAGAAGCAGCACACGTATTAAAGAAAAATTTAATTAATGAAGAGAATGAATTATTAAATGCTATTGAAAAAGAAACTAATGTAAGACCACAGATTTGGGCCGCAAGCAGTATAGCACAAGTGTTTGAAAATTTGAAAGAACTGAAAAAACACAAGCACCAAGTTTTACAAAAAACTTTTTACAGGAACACAAACATCCTGTTGTTAATATGATTGCAAAGGCAAGAGAAGTTAACAAAGCACACACAACTTTTATTGATTCTATTTTACGTTATGAACACAAAGGTAGAATACATGCAGAGATAAACCAATTAAGAAATGCTGGGGGTGGCACGGTAACTGGTAGGTTCTCCTACCAGAATCCAAATCTACAACAAATTCCAGCACGTAACAAAGACTTAGGACCTAAGATAAGGTCATTATTTATACCCGAGGAAGGCCATAGATGGGGTTGTTTTGACTATTCCCAGCAAGAGCCTAGGCTGGTAGTGCATTATGCTGCCTTATACAAATTACCGTCTGTTTATGATGTAGTAGACGCATATCAAAATGATGCTAACTCAGACTTTCACCAGACTGTAGCCGACATGGCAGAGATACCAAGATCACAAGCTAAGACAATTAACTTAGGATTATTTTATGGTATGGGTAAAGCTAAATTGCAGGCAGAACTTGGAGTGTCTAAAGATAAAGCCGCTGAATTATTTAATACGTATCATGGTAAAGTACCTTTTGTTAAACAGCTTATGGAAAAAGCATCTAACAGAGCACAAGACCGTGGACAGATAAGAACTTTACTTGGCAGACTTTGCAGGTTTCATTTATGGGAACCAAATAGTTTTGGTATGCATAAGGCCATGTCACACGAAGATGCATTGGCGGAACATGGACCAGGGATTAAAAGAGCTTACACATACAAAGCATTAAACAAATTAATACAAGGTAGTGCAGCTGACATGACAAAAAAATCTATGTTAGCACACATACAAATACATGATGAGTTGTGTCTATCAATAGAAAATGACGCACAGGCAAAAAAGATTGTTGAGATTATGGAACAAGCTGTTAGTCTAGAGGTTCCAAACAAAGTAGACTACGAACACGGTAAAAATTGGGGGAGTATAAACGACTAATGGCTTATCTTAATGCAAACATACCGATAATAGAATGTTACGTAAGAGGTAACTATCTCCGAGATCAAAAAGATTCACACGATAAATATTTTGAAGTAGGTATATTTGGATTTAGCTCTATTCCAAACAGAGTACCTTTGTTTCATTTCTTAATGGAAGATGGTGGTCTATGGTGGCGAGCACCTATCTCAGCATTCTGTACAAAACCAGGTGTAAAAGAGCTACCTTTAGATGAATTAGTTATGTGGGACAGCTTTAGTTACAACGTAAGTGTCACAACTTTTTATGAGTTATCAGGCGCTACAATGCAATATACATCTAGACGTAAAGTAAAACGTAAAGGTAAATATTTATTTACAATTGACTGGGGTTCAGGAGACTTTAACGAATTAAATTTTGGCTATGCAGAGAAGCCAGACCAACATAAATGTGGACACGTACTTCAATTAGAGGACGGAAACTTTGCAATACAGCCAAATAATAGGCTTAAAATGTTTGATGCCTCTATGGGTGTGGACCCATCAAAAAACTTGATTAATAGATTAGTAACAAGTAAGATATACTCCGTGGAAAATTCAGCTAAATGGATTACCGATGAACATGAACAAGGTAGCTATGATTATCAGCTGAGAAATTTGGAGGAAGACGATGATAAATAAATACAAAGAAAAATTTATGATCTGGCAATTGCATAATAGAAGAGAAATTATATGTGCTGTTGCAGGATTTATATTAGGGGCTATTATATTTTAGTTTATGCCCTATGAACCTAGCAGATCTATTAAAGAAAAACATAGTTATGGTCCCTGTGGTAGCTTCAGTGCTAGTCGGAACGTTCACAGGCGTTAGGTACATTGTAAATTTAACAGACACAATTAATTCAAATCAACAACAAATTGTAGATCTTAAACGAGATTTAAAAGTTGCCGAAGATAAAATTGTAGATCAAAATAC